CCGTCTTGCACGTTCTCAGGATAGGCGAACGGCCGATTGTCCTTGTACGTGCTGTACCGTGTCGTAGGCCCGCCCCACACCGCAGGATGCTCAATCACCTGCTTATAGGTGTAGGCAACGCCCCGCTCGTCCTCCGCTTTGTACTCCATCGTCGCCTGCTTGACGTGGCCGAAGTCGTCCCACTCCAAGTCAGTGAACTCGCTGGGCCTGCGTACTTGCATGTAGGCTTTGCCCGCCGATGGACTGTCCACCACGACGATGAACGCATCGCCCATCGAGGCGCTGTAGAGCGTTGCCAGGTTGCGCTTGCTGTTCAAGTTGCTCCATTGCCACAGCTTCGCGATAGCCGGTCTCAGTGCGTCGTTGTCCGTCAGGATAGGCAAGGCGCTTGGCGTCTCTTTGCCGTCGCCGGCGTCCAAGTCCAGCACGCCGCCCCACGTGTTCGTCACGTAAAACTCGCACCACGCCGGCACCGGGTTGCGAAGTCCCTTGGTGTAGCGGTAGAGCTGCGAGCCGCTGGGGTACGTCGCAGCCAGGTACGCCGCCAAGTTGTCGTAGACCGTGTTGGAGTAGAAGCCCCAAGCCATGTCGTAGCGTTGTAGCCTATTGGCCGCGTAGGCGCTGCCGGCCAGTGTCGGGTTCCAGAACGATTTGATTGCTGCCATTAGCCTTGTCCTCAGTGTTGTCATGCGTTTAGCCCTGACCAGTCCCGCAGTTTGGCGGGAAGTGTACCTTGTTGGATTGGCCCGCCGCCGCGTAGCATGATCTGCGTTGCGGCCCAAACGAGCGCGTCCATACGGTTTGGTGACGGGTCGCCAGGAACCCACAAGCATTGCTCGTCCTCAAGCGCCGGGAAGCTGCCAACGTGGTGGCCGCGCCCTTGCTCGTAGATGACGGCGATAGGCTCGGCCCTTGTCATTTTACCACGGCTTGCATGGACTAGCCGCACTGGCACGGCCTTGTCAATCTGCGCAATGACAGAGGCAACCATCTCACCGCCGTTGTTGCTTTCGGCTATGATGGCGTCTGCACTATGGCGGTGATACGCAGTCACAGCGGCCCGCGCCCATTGCTCAGGACTGCCCTGTGTGCTGTCATCGGCCAGTATGTAGAAGTGTTCGCCGTTGCGCCCAGCCGTCACAATGCCAGCCTCATCGCCTGTACTGGTAGCAGTCGGGTCAACGCCAACAACAACCTGCTCACAGTCGGGCGCTTTCAACACGCGGCCCGCCTCGATTGCTGCTCTTGTCCATAGTGCGCCGGGCGCTTCGTCAACGTCCTCTGCCATGATCTCTTGGCGGTAAGCCAGCGCCGTCATGTCTGTAGCAATTTCAGACAGCGCAGCCGTCGAAATGTACGGGTTGTCAACGCTCTTGAAGTGGAACGTTGCCCAGCGCCCGGACGTGTTAGCCGCTGCCCGCTTGAACAACTTCGCTGCGTGTTGCGGGTCGCGTGCCTTGCTCACGCTGCGAGATTGCAGACTTGGAGGGGTGTAGATGAAAACCGCATCACCGTCATTGTCCAGTAGCATCGGCGCGCCTACTCTATCCCATGCTTCCTCGTTCATCAATTGCCATTCGTCCAAGATCAAAACGTCGCAGTAGTCACCACGTAAAGTATCGGCGTTCCATGCTGTCTTTGCCCGTATGCGCTGTTCTGTACCTTCCAACTCGATATAGTGCAACGTCTCGTCTTTGTGAAAGACACCTGCGTCAATCGGCTCTTTCAACGCCGCCTTGACGTTGCGCCAAAACGTGTCAAGCTGCTCAGCGGTTGGCGCTGCGTACAGCACGCGATGGCCCGCGAGAAAACGCTCCACGGCGAATATGCTCATGCCCACGGTTTTACCGCCGCGCCGGCCAGCCCTGATAACCTTGCGCTTGGCTGCGCTGTCCATGAACCGGGCTTGATGCTCATGCGGTATCGGTAGTGTTATTGTCAGTGCGTTTGTTGACATATTCAACACGCAGTAGCACCGGCCCGCCGCCCTGGCCTTGATGCTCCATCTTGTCCGTTTGGCCTAGCCGCTGCTTGCCCAGCCAAATTTGCATGGTGACGTTGCCCGACATAGCAGTCTGGTATTGCTTGGCGCGCAGCAGGTTGTCACCGAGCATCTTCTTTTGTTGAGAAAACGTTGAAAAAGTCAGTCCCATGTCTACTTTGCAACGGTTGTACAGCGTGGTGCGATGAATGCCAAACTGCGTGGCAATACTCTCGCCGCTGCATCCTGCCTCCAGCAGCTTGCCCACGGTGTCCCAGTCAATCGTAACTTGGCCGCGTCCTGTTTGTGCCATGTACCGCTATCCGCTTTTGACCGGGTGGCGGCACCGTCTAGATCATTCCTCTTTGCTTGCTTTGACTGCATAAATAAACGGCATTGAGAACAGCGTTGTGCCGCCCTTAACCAAGATGTTAGCCAGTGCGATTGACCATACAACAGTCCACGGTAGCACACCGCCAAACGCCAGCACTGAGAACACGATACTGTCAATCGGCACGCTCACAGCGTTGGACGATAGCACCCTGGCCCATTGCCATTTCTCGCCAAAGCGGTTCACCCATCGCTGGTATGTCTCGCCGTCGATTAGCTCGCTGATGACTTCCGCTGTGATGGATGCAAAGACGATACGCCACACAGGGGACAGTACAGCAGCAAACTCCATCTGCAAGCCCACGGTCATATCTGGCGGCAGTTGACCGACAACCCAAAACAGCGCCGCCATGATGACGTTCACAATCGCCGCTGTGAAAATCAAGGCTCGGGCGACGGCGATACCTGCCACCTTATGAACCATGTCCCGCAGCGTGAACGTGAACGGATAGACCAACGTGCCGCCGTCCACACTCAGCCCGCCAATTGTCAAGATGCGCAGGCTCAAGATGTCGGCCATCATCTGCGCAGCAACGTAAAGAGACGACACAACTGCAACCGCTCGCATTCCTGCCAGTTGTAACGCAGGAACACGGATAGACTGCAACCGATTAACCATACTTGCCATTGATCTGGCTCCTTGTCTTTGATAAGCGGGTGACTGCGACCGCTCCGCTTTTACTCTGCCGGGGTTGCGGAACCGGCATATAGTTCGTTGACTTTTGCTCCTATTGCGCCAAAAGATATACCAAGCGCCACGTATCGCGGATTGGTTAAAACGTCAAAGCCCTTCCCTGTTTCTTGTAGTTCTGACAGTTGCCATTCCAAGCCGTCTGGTGTACAGGCAGCGCCAAGCAACCTTGCTTGGCGCTGGACGTAATTCGTATCAAGACTTACCACATCATCGCCAAGCTCTGTCATGTGCGCAAGTTGCGCTTTCCAACTCCCGCCTAGAAGATGCACCCGCCGCCCTTTGAACGTTGCAACTGGTAACGGTGTGCCGCCGTGCGAAGTAGGTACTGAGTAGCCTAGCACAAACTTGTCGGGTATTTGGTCGAAGCAATCATACTTAGGGATCACAATCACGTTGTCGGTGTACTGTGCTAGTTCCTCTGCCCAATCGAGTATTTGCGCTAACTCAGTATGCTCGATCTTGTCCCTTGCGCACTGGTCGGGCGTCATAACGTCTTTGACTGTGGCATACTTGGGGCGCAGCGCCATAACAGCTTTTAGGTGTGTTGCGTGGTCATAGTTGAAATAGTCGTTGTCGATAAACGCAACTTCGTGACGCCCGGTAAGTTCGTAAGTGTAAGGACATAGCCGGTAGTGCGCGCTTTGAATGCCATATTTCAATCCCGCTTGCACAGCAAGGCAGCAAGTGCAATCCGCCATTTGCAAGGTGTAGATTACGTCAATCGGCAGGTTGCGCGGGTTGGGCTTTGCGTCCTTCGGCACGCCTAGCATGTCCTCAACGCTCAGCATCGTCCTCAGCGCGCCGATGTCCGTTTGCCAGTTGGTGAGCGTCTCAGTGTCAAACCCCCACTCTTGCAGGTCGCCCACGTCCCAGCCTGACAGCGCGTCCCAATCGAATTGCCCAACCGTGCCAACGTGCGCGGCTACCGTCAACTCCTCGCGCTCCTTTTCTGTCAGCGCCCGCGACGATTGCAGTGCC